ATTAATATCGGTTCTGGTTATCACCAGATGTCTAATTCTATTGAATCCCTAAACAAATGTATCAATTGGAAAAGAATAGACTTGAAGAACTGAGATACGATGTAGCACACCATCTTCTCAGTAAGATGAGTAAGGGTTCTCAATTCCAATATGCTCTAGATCGTATGCTTCAACTCTGTGTTCATTACTCAGAGGAAGAACTGAAGGAGTTATTACCAAAAGAAAAACTCAAAAAGAAAAAAACTAAAGGAGGAGGTTTCTAATGTCTTTACTTAAATTTATTGAAAAGGAACCTAAATTTATTATGATGGAAGAGATGTTAGAACGCCTTGAAAAAGAACCTGAACGACAATACAAGTGGATACGTGAAAACAACACCAGACAACGTAAAAGAAGCGCATGAAGCATTGTTTCATGCTACAATGAATTTGCCAGATGCCGCAGCTCACTGTGGTATGACAGTAAAACAATTGAAGTTAACCTTTTGGGAATACCTTAAATACAATGCCCCAGACTATGAAATCCTTGAAGACTCCCCTTAGATACCCTGGCGGAAAGAGTCGTGCCCTGAGTAAATTGTTTCAATATATTCCTGATCTTAAAGATTATGAAGAATATCGTGAACCTTTTCTTGGTGGAGGTTCTGTAGCATTAGAAATTACAAAAAGATATCCACATATTGATGTGTGGGTTAATGACTTATATGAACCTCTCTATAATTTTTGGAGAGAATTACAGGACAACGGTAATGAAATTAAGAACATCCTCCTCCAACTTAAACAAAGGCACCCTGACCCCAGTTCCGCAAAAAATTTATTTTTGGAAGCAAAAGATTATCTCGCCAAGGATGTTCGCAAAACTCAAAACATTCATCGTGCTGTTTCTTTCTATGTTGTCAATAAGTGTAGTTTCTCAGGTCTTACAGAATCAAGTTCCTTCTCCAAACAAGCAAGCGACTCCAATTTCTCCATGGCAGGAATTGAAAGACTACCTTTTTATCAAGAACTAATTGTTAATTGGAAATTTACTAATGTTCGCTATCAAGAGCTCCTTACCGACGACAGGTCTGTCTTCACATATCTCGATCCCCCCTACGAAATCGGATCAAATTTATATGGTAAGCGTGGAAACATGCACAAAGGATTCGACCATGATGGGTTTGCTACTATTTGTGACCGTTTTGTCGGTCGTCAACTTATATCTTACAATTCGTCGCAACTGATCCGAGACCGCTTTGATGGGTGGACAGTTGCAGAATTTGCACACACTTACACCATGAGGAGCGTGGGGAGTTATAATACAGATCAAGCGTCTCGCAAGGAACTCGTCCTAACCAACTATGAAATGTGAAGTCACTCTCTACAAAGCAGGCACTGTATTCAAAGAAGAAATGATTGCCCGTAACTATCAAGACGCACGTCAAGTTGCTATTGCTAGAAATCCTGGTGCTAAAATTGTTAGCGTTACCGCAAAAGTTTAATGTGGAGACTTTGGGCAAAAGCACTCGGTCAAAAAGAAGGAAGAGATAGATCTGAAGCAGATAAGATTGCAATTATTCGCAGTCTTATTATGCTTCAGTTAATTATTACTAACCTGTTTATTATATCTGGAAATATTTTATCATTCTACAAACACTTCAATGGCATACCAACTGAAAGATTACCTTTACAGCATCAATCAATCCAAAATTAATATTCTCGATGATGATACTGATGCTGAGCGAGGGTATCCTCCTTACATTATTAACAGGTGCCTCAGTTCTTTCACTGATACTATATTATTTGCCAATGAATTAAATAAAAATTCTCATCTCCCACACAAGTTACAGTATGATTTTTTACTAAATAGTGTGAAACCTAGGAAGCGTTTCTCTCCTTGGGCACGCAAAGATTCTATTGATTATCTTGAATTAGTTAAAGAGTATTATGGTTATAATGACGATAAAGCACTCCAAGCACTCAGGATTCTCACAAAGGATCAACTAGATAATATAAAAAAAATATTGGATAAAGGTGGTAGACAATGAGTGTTGATACTGAGGTAGCATGGAAACCAACTGATATGGTTGAAGTATTCCTAAACGAACCAGATGATTTTCTTAAAGTAAGAGAAACCTTAACTAGGATTGGTGTTGCATCTCGCAAAGAGAAAAAAATTTACCAATCTTGTCATATTTTACATAAACAAGGTAAGTATTACATCGTTCATTTTAAAGAGTTGTTTGCTCTTGATGGTAAAAATACTAACTTGTCTTTGAATGATCTTCAAAGGAGAAATAGAATTATTAAACTTCTTTCTGACTGGGGTTTAGTAAGTATGTCTGAACTTAGTGAAGAAAAGATTTTAGATTTAGCGCCATTAAATCAAATTAAAGTCCTAGCATTTAAAGAGAAAGATGAATGGACACTTGAATCAAAATATAATATTGGTCGTAAAAAAACAGAAGCATAAATAATTTCGAGACCTTTCGTGCGGTCTCTACAAAAGTCGGAACACCCTATATGGAGGTGCGGTTATTACCGTATCTCCATTTTATGTTAGTATGTTAAATAAAATTGTGAGAGGTTCGGGGTGGAGACACCCCCCTTTTACGCCAAGATGCCTTCGGGGTCTTAACGTAAACGTCGCTTTTAAAGGACATGGTAAACATTAAATGGGAAACTTATAACCCTTATTCAATTGGATTTGATGAAACATTCAGTAGACTTGACGCTATTGCAGGAGGTGGATCAAATTACCCACCTTACAATGTGGTTGACGGACATGGTGGCAGAACCTTGTTGGAAGTCGCTCTTGCAGGATTTTCAGGAGGAGATATTGAAGTCGCAACAGAACGAAATGTTCTAACAGTATCTGCTCGTAAAGCACCACCAGATAAAGAAAGAAAATATTCCCACAAGGGAATCTCATATAGAACATTTTCGCGTAACTGGCAATTGGGAGATGATGTAGAGGTCGAAGAAGTTAAATTTGTTGATGGACTTCTAACCATTACTCTTATTAAAAACTTACCAGAAAATCAACAACGAAAAGTTTGGTTCTAAATAAATGTGAAAGGGACTTGACGGTCCCTTTTTTTAGTGTTATTATTAGTAAAACTATTTGTAAGTATGTCTATTAAAATTACAACTTTAAAAACTGGAGATATTCTTATTTCTGAATTGAAAGAAGTATATGATGGCGAAGGTGAAGATCGTAAAGGTATTTGTCTTCTCGTAGAAAGACCATATGTTCTCTCTTTGGTGAACGCTGCACCACAATATATGGTTGAAGAAGCTGGTGCTGAGTTGCAAGTTAAGTTCAGCAAGTGGAATCCTTACTCGTCTGATTCACAATTCAAACTTCCTTATGATTCTGTGATGACTATCGGTGAACCTGAAGAAGGTTTAAAAGAAGCATATGCTGCAAAAATTGCAGAAGTTCAATTGATTGAAGAACAAACGGCAGAACAAAAACAGGAGGTTGAAAATGGAGATAACAGCGAACCTGATCAAACTGCAGAATGAGTGGATCATTGCTCAGGTAGAACCAGCAGAGGGTGACAGTTTACCAGGTGACCCTGATGTATGGATGGTTGAACCATATCTGCTAGACTACGAAGGTAAACTGGTTCTATGGGCAGAGCATTCTTCTGAGCGTGAATTTAATGTCAGATCTTCGGATTTGATCGTTGTTACTAATCCAAGCAAACAATTGCTTGCTCGTTATATTGAACTTCTTGAATGAATTTTTACACTAATGTTGAACAAGCAGGCAACCGCCTGCTTGTGCGTGGTTATGAGAATGGCAATCGCTATAGCGTGAGGGTTCCTTTTAACCCTACTTTATATTTGCCTACAAAAAATTATTCTGAGTGGAGAACACTAGAAGGTGATTGTGTAGAACCACACAAATTTGGTTCTATTACAGAAGCACGAGAATTTGTAAAACAATATAAGGAGGTTGATGATTTTGATATCTATGGTAACTCACGTTTCTTATATCAGTATATTGCTGAGCAACATCCTGAGGAAGAACTAAAGTTTGACAGCAGCAAGATTCGTGTTTTTTGTATTGACATCGAGACTGCTGCTGAGAATGGGTTTCCAGATATAGAAAGTGCCGACCAGGAGATTCTTGCTATCAGTATCAAGGACTCTTTCTCGGGGCGTATAACGGTCTTTGGTGCCCGTCCTTTTAACAATAAGGACAGCATGGTGGACTACATGCATTTTCGATCAGAAGAAAGCATGATGGGTGCATTCCTTGATTATTGGCAAGAGAATTACCCTGATGTGATTACAGGATGGAACGTGCAGTTGTTCGACATGCCGTATATCCACAATCGTATTGATCGTATTCTTGGTGAAAAATATGTAAAACTTCTTTCGCCGTGGAAACTTGTATCGAAACGTGAGATTTATATTAAGGGTCGTAA